TAAGTGGTGCGGGTAGTACTGCATCCGGTCTGTCCATGCTGATGAACTCAGCCGCGAAAGGCATCAAGGCCGCGATTGGTACCTTTGATTTCGGGGTAACCAGTCCTGCAATCGAAATGATGTACTACTACAATATGATCACGACCAATGACAAGTCCATACAGGGCGATGCGAAGATCGTCGCACGCGGGGCTAACGCGCTACTGCTGAAAGATATGGCTCAGTCCCGGCGTAACGAGTTTCTTGCCATCACCAATAATGAAATTGATATGCAGATCATCGGTGTTGAGGGCAGGGCCGATATTCTCCGGGCTACCGCGAAGGACTTCGATCTTGAAGGCATTGTGCCGACTCGCGAGGTCATACTTGAGCGCCAGAAACAAGCTGCCGAGAATCCACCGCCTGATCCAGAACAGATCAAGGCTGAAGCTGCCATGGCACTGGAACAGGTCAAGCAGCAAGGTGAGAGCCAGCGCTTGGCAATCAAGTCTGAAGCTGATCAGGCCACTGCTGAGCTGGAAGCTAACAAGATGATCATGAATAAAGAAATCGAAATGGCTAAGATCGAGGCGAAGAAACAGGCGCAAATGGATAATCAGGCCCGTGACGAAGCCCAGAAAATCCGTATGATGCACGAAGAGACAGCACGCATCATTGAACGGAACGAAATCAATTCCGAAACCGACCTGATAAAACATGAGCGGTTACTGGAATTGAAGGATAAGGAAATCGAGGCAAAGGCTTCAGAGCCTGAGTCTACCGAGGCACCAGTAGCGAAGGAATCTAAAGAGCCGATGGTTCTTAATGTGGTCATTGATAACACTTCGGGAAAGGTCAAGAAAACGATTAAAATTAATCGTGACAAGGATAAGATGATGAGCGGGATCGAGTCGGTTGAAGAGCCAGCCTGATCCAATTTTGTAATGCAGTAAGTAGGAGAATAGAAATGGCACGTTACGAAAACTTAAATGTACGCGAACTGGTTAGCCCTACCGGCAAGCCGGGTGCCCCGGTTATACCCACATACACGCTGGCAACTGTCCCTGACGCGACTTTGTACACTGGTCAAATGATCATTGTCAGTGACGCGACTCCGCAGGCGCTTTGCTGGAGTGATGGTACAAACTGGATCGCAACTGACGATGGTACCGCTGTCGCCTAATGGGTATCTGACCCGGACGTATTATCCGGGCCATACTTTTGGTACTTTGGTGATTGGAGGGGAAACCTTTCACACCATCGAGCGACCGTGGTTGGATAACCAGCGCAATGTGTCCTGTATCCCTTCGGGGAAATACAGGGCCGTTTATTTACCCCGGTCTGCATCCGGTAAGTATCGCAGGGTCTGGCATTTAAAGCCTGTCGATCAGCGAACCGGGATACTGGTGCATAACGGTAATCTGGTGCGACATACCAAGGGTTGCCTGATTCTCGGTAATTCGAAAGGCACCTTGGCTGGACAGCCTGCTGTGCTGGGCAGTAGAACGGCGATGCGGCGATTGCTGAACCTGCTCGGGCAGAATGAGTTCAACCTTGAAATTATAGGAGAGCATAATGCTTGAAGGTATTTTGGGTTTGATGACATCGAGTGGCCTCGGGGCCATTACGGGTTTGATTGGTGGTATCTGGCAGAAAGTCGAGCAGCGCAAGCTGGTCAAGGAAGAGAACCGACATGCCGAGGAAATGGCACAGATCGATATTCAGTTACAGCAAATGGAGAACGAACAGGCTGTACTGATGGTTGATAAACAAATTGAACAGGCTCAGGCCGAAGGCGCTATTGCGGTAGACATCAAGGATGCCGATGCCTTTGTTGAGTCAATGAAGGCTGCAAGCAAGCCGAGTGGAAACCCGTGGATCGATGGTGTCAAGACAGCGGTTCGCCCGGTACTGACCGGTGTGCTGTTGTACTTTAGCTGGGATATCTATGACCAGCTTGGAACGATTATCGGCGGTCTGGAAAAGCTTGACCCCTTGATGGCACAAGAACTGTATGTTTACGTTGTACATTCACTAATATTTTTGACTGTCACAGCAGTAGCGTGGTGGTTTGCCAGTCGCGGTGAAAAAGCTGTGGCTGCTATCAAGGGTATGATTGGTAAATAGTAGTGGCTGACGAAAACCACAAAGACTGGCGTATCGCAATTGAGCAGGATATACGCCAGAACATCGCCCACACTGCCAGCCTTGAAAGCAAGGTTGAAGGGTTGGCGATTGCTGTTGATCGGCTGATCCATGTAGTAGAACGGCAGGCAACCCCTGCCACGGCAAACTATATTTCAGCGGCTGCACTGTTGATCGTAGTCGTGGTTGCCATTGGCGGCATGTGGGGGTCGGGCTACGTGCGCGACCTCAACCGCATGGAAGCTGAGATTATTTCACAACGTGCATGGCAACAAGACCATGATATCCGGGTGGTAGGACTGAACGCCGCCCAGTGGGAACGCATCAAGGCGAATGAACGTGCGATATATGGCGCATCATCCCCTGTAGAATTTGGGAAGGCTGTCGGTTCGGGCGAATGAACTACATGAACATCGTGCTGGTGTACGGTGCCATTTCCAGTGTGGCAGTTCCTGCCGGGTTTGGTCTTGACTACTGGGCGAGACATGAGTTCATCACGGTTGGTGGGCAACTGAAGTCAGATATTCGGGATGTAAAAGCCCAGATCAGGTCATTGGAGTATGACAAGCAAAACGGTACGGCCACCGCGAAAGACCTGTGGCTATTAGATCAACTTTACGGTGACCTTGAGGACTTACAAGATGAGCAAAATAACTAAAGAAATGATTGTGGATAAACTGAAAAACCTGACCAAGAGAGAAATCTTGCTGGCTGTTGTTGTTATTGCCATACTGGCGGGAATCATCCAGTCCTTTTTTGGTGAAGCTGAAGCCAGTGGCTATACACCCCCGGCTGTAACTACCACCAATGTCACGAATATTACCGGGGTGGAAGGCAACGAGTTCCATTCCTATATGGCAGCAAACATGGCTGCTGACGCGATCCACTGCACCACCAGTTCGCGCAAGCACCAAATGGGTGTCGGCATGGGCAACAGTGAAGGGCACAACGGCTTTGCTGTCGGGTACTGCAATAGCATCGAGTTCAAGGGTAAGCCCGTTATGCTCGGTGTCAAGGCGACTACTGCGACTGATACCAAGCCGACTTACAGTATTGGAGTAAATTGGACATTCGATTAGATGGATGAACCCGCTAAAGATTACACCGAGGACGCTGAAACTGTAGTCCTGTCACGCTGGGATAAGACCAAGAAATGGATCGAGATCGTCATGGCTACCAAGAAAGTTGCCATGCTGGTCTGGGGTTTAATCGTCACTACCGGTGGTTCGCTGGTTGTTGGACAGGTCACCGATACCAAGCCGATTCGCGATGCAGCGGTTGCTGTCGGCCTGATCGATGCTGTTGAGACACCAGTTGGTAACCAATCGGTGCCTGAAACCGACCTGAGCGCCTACGCTTTAAAGGGCCACACGCACCCCCTGCCCCCGCACACGCACCCCGAGTACGCGCTTGTTGATCATGTTCATCCATCGGTTGCGTCCACTGGTGGGCTTTCTGGGGCGACCAGAGAGGCAATCCGCGCTGAAATAATAGATATACTTCCCCCGAATCACCGGAGCCTGCATTGACAGCCTACGCAGTTCCAGAAGCCGCTGCCTCATTTACCGGGCTAGGTGTTTGGCGATATCGTACTGAGATAGTTGCACCACCAGCGTCCGGGCAGTTGCGATTTAATAATGCCGACATTTCATTAGCGACCGAATTTTACCTACACGAAACTAACGATGATGGTGTCGATGTAGCCACCTTTATGGCACTGCTGATGACTGAAGGTTCGACGGCCTATATTCAGGATCGTACCGATGCCGACAAGTATGTCTTGATCGAGCTTGGCACCAATGTTGACAACGGTGTTTACCGCACCTTCCAGATCGCCAGTGTCCTTGAGGGAAGCGGTGGTGAACCAAGTCAGAATACTCAGGTTGCCATTGTCGCCAGTTCAGGGGTGGGTAGTGCCCCCGGCAACGTCTTCAAGGTTGGTATTCCCGTTGACGATCAGATCGGTATCTGGACTGGTGACGGAACGATAGAAGGCACGAATACCTTTCGCATGGATGGGTTCGGTGGGGTCATTATCGAGTCTGTTTTCCCTGCTCTGACGCTTGTAGAGACAGGGGTTACTGCCAACAACACTTCTTGGACATGGCAGGTCAACGCCCAAGCTATGAACTTGGCCCTTTGGGATGATGCCTTTACTACATCCGCCCACATCATCACCATTCAGCGTACTCTGAATGTTGCTGACTCAATTCTCTATGACATAAGTGCTGTCACTTTCGACCTGACTGCGCTCGGTGACTTTCACATTCTCAATGCAGTTGAGGTTGATCTGCAAGCAAATGTGGTGCGGCTCGATGCCCCAGAAATTTACCTGACTGGTGATACCACTGGCAAGTTCCTTCCGTTGCAAGGGCAGTACGGGTCGGTAATGGTCAACGGCCAATCGGACAATGCAACAGCCGGTGGTCTTGTTGGGTATTCCATTGGCGATGCTGCCGGTCAAGGCGCGTTCGGTATGCTCTATCACGATGTCGCAGCGCGTGGTGGCTTCTTTGATATGGCGTTGAACCAGTGGTTCATTCAAGCGTTCAGCGGAAGCAACACCTATATCTATTACAACGGAGTGTTCAAGTTATTCACGACCAACACCGGGGTTCAGGTTAACGGTAATGTGAGCGCGACAAACATTGGAGGCATCCTTCAACAGAACCTTGTTGACAAGTCTGCCGTTGAATCTATCGCAGGGGCGTGGACATTCAATGGAGATGTGGTTACTACTGCTGACATTCACTTTCAAGGTACAGTCACTTGGGAACTTTCGGCATTTGCAGAGTTCAATCCCGGCCCGACAGGTAACTTCGGACAGTTTCAGGATTGGAGTACTGAAACCGACTTCAATGCCGAGCCTGATTTTTGGGGCTGGACGTTTGTTCGAGGCTCGACTAATGGCCCACCCACGGCCAGTTCAGGAACATTACATTGGTTCCGACAAAAGGTTGCGATGGGTTTGTTCGGTAAAGGATTTGATCCGGGCGATTACAACATTGAAATGGCAATGCCCCGCACGATCACCAACGGTGCGGAAATGTGGGTACGGAGAACGGTCAATGGCATACCGACTGCTTGGACGCAGATGGGCGCACGACTTGACTCACTACTGGTACGGGGGGATGCAGTAGTTCAAGGCACGTTTACGTCACTCGGCATTGACGACAATGCTACTACTGAGGTCATGGAGATAGCGGATACCACGCTATCCATCGGCCAGAACGATGCAAACAGTTTCGGCATCAGGCGAAAGACGGATACGGGGCTTCTCATTATATCTGGCGGATCGACAGGAGACAACGGCGCAGCGATCTGGCTTTACGGTGGGGTCATGGCCACCAACCCCGGAGATATGCTTCTTCAAAGTGATGGTGAGATTTGGCAGGAATGGGACGAAGCTGGTGGTATCTGGAATCTGTATACAGGGACAGGGCTCAAGACTCTTGGGCTTTCGGTTGCTGCCAATCAGGTCGCATCTTTCGCAAATGACATTTTGTTTACCGAGGCTGCCGATCATACTGGAACACCGGCTGCTGGCAATGGTCACGTATGGCTGCGTAATGATGCTCCGAATAATCTTATATTCACAGATGATGCTGGTACGGATCAGGTTCTAAACAACAAGATAATTCAGATTGTTGATGATGTGGAAACCATCAACATTAATGGAACGACCACAATACCTGATGATGATACGATTCCTCAGATCACCGAGGGCTTTGAGGTAATGACGGTAGCCATTACGCCGAGGAACACAGCCCACCGATTGAGAATTGAGGTTGTTGTAAATTTGGCACACCAAGCATTTCCAGTTACATTCGTCGCCGCCTTGTTTCAGGATTCTACCGCTGATGCTTTGGCGGTCGCTGCTCACTACCAGTCGGCATCAAACAGGCTGACTAACATATCGTTCAGTTTTGAGATGGCCGCGGGTACAATATCTTCGACCACCTTTAGAGTTAGAATTGGAGCCACTACTGCCGGAACAGTTACCTTGAACGGTACTTCAGCTGGCAGGAAATACGGTGGAGTCTTAACGTCCTCAATTACAGTCACGGAGTTTGAAATCTAATGCCATCAATTACAATTAACTTCACCCAAGCACAAGCCCAGCGTATCAGCAATGCTTTCACCAGCATCCTGCGACCACTTGACGCGAACAAAGACCCTCGTCAGGCGACAGCAGATGACATTAAGGCGTTTCTTGTTGATGAGCTGCGTCAATCTGTACGCCGCCAAGAACGAATCGAAGCACAGCAGGCACATGAAAGCGGAATCGTGCCGCTCGATTTGACCTGATACCAGACCCACCAACATAACAAGTGAGGAAAATATGAACGACAAGGCAAGAAAAATAAACGCGGCACCACAGCCAGCAGATAGTGTTCCGAACGAAGCGGTTAAGCAAGCGATAGCCGATACCAACGCGAAAGCGCCACAACCACAGATGATCAGGGCCGCTGTTGTGCCTGAACAGATTATGCAGGGGCTTATCGATGCCTTGCGTGACCATGTTCCGCACAAGGTGGCTGATCCACTATTGGTGGCAGTTAAGACTGTGCAGTACGGCAACTTCCCGGTGACTAACAGGTCGGAGTAAACCATGTCGAACTTCACTTCCTATTTCGCCAGTTTCGGTTCCAGCAAGACCGGGATCGCAACTGTCGGGTATGAGCAAGTAGGTGCTGCTGGTGCGTCACTGGTTGCCCGCACGACTACAGGCGTGTACGAATTAGGCGGTGGAGTTTACGGGGTTGATATTGTACTGGCGGCAGGCTGTCGGTCGATACTCTGGGATACGGGTGAAGCTGTTCCGATATTCGCCACCGAAGACGTGATGGAAAATTACATCAAACAGTTAATACTGAACAAGCGGCATACCAACCCATCGACCGGGAAGCACACTTTGTTCGAAGAGGTTGATGATGCGACCATACTGGTCGAGGGCGATATCTTCGAAGACATTGCGGGCACCATCCCCTACAGTGCTATCAGCACGGGTGTAGATCGAAAAGACAGGATGTCGTAATGCCAATGCTGCTTGCTACTGATGGTCTGGGTAAGACTACTGGATTCTTAGCAACCGATGGGCTTGGTGTAAGATTTCAGGTTATTGATTTTGGTGGTAGCCAGTTCCAGCGGCTAGTACCAATCAGTGAGTTATTCGATGATATTGTTAAGCCAATTACGCAGACCATGTATCTGCCTCAAGACGCCGACCGGGAAGTGGAAGACGTTGAGTTGGAAATTGAAGACCAAACTTACAACCTCAAACCATATCAGACACCAACTGAATTTATTGACGCGGCACCGGGAGTAGAGGCTGCAATCAAGCAGGCTGTGGAAAAACTGGGTATAAGTGAACGAAAAGCCCGCAGAGAGCTGTTTAATAGAGTGCTGAAAGAGCGAAAAAAGGTTGAAAAAATCAAGGAATCGGTGTTCAATGACGATGATGAGATTATTGCCATTCTGATCGCGACTGATGATTTATAGACCCGATGAGAAAACATTGCTGGCATTTGCCAATTTAAAGGGCAATCAGAATTTTAAAATGATCTTGCTATGGTTAGCAGATTGTTTAGCCAGAACCCGTGAAGACGGCAGTACGGCGAAAGAAGAATACATGGTGCGTTGGTGCCAAGGGCAGTCTCAGGACTTGAACGAAATCCTGAAGGTAGCCGAGGACTCAAAGCGCTTGTAGCCGATCACTCAATGGGTGTCCGTAATACGACCACATCTTGAGAGTTTGGCGTAACCTCCCCGCAGGGGGATTTTCATAATCCGGCCAAGCCGACCATTATTGGAGCAACTGATGGCATTACCCAAGGCGGTACAGGAACAGGCAGATAAAGCATTAGCACTTCAGAACCAAATCGCAGGTAACCCACCCGTAGCGGCGGTACCTGACGGTGATGATCCAGCTCCAGCCTCTGATCAGGTGGATTGGGAAAAGCGGTTTAAGGGGATGAAAAAGGCCCATGACAAAACCGTCACTGAATTGCGCAACGACAAAGAGGATTTACTGGCTCGGGTTGAAGCACTTGAATCCAAACCGGAAATACCTGAAACGCCTGCGGCGCAGGCACCTGTCTTCACTGAAGCTGAAATTGAAGAGTATGGTCAGGATTTCTTGGATATGGTGACAAGGGTAGCCGAAGCGAAATCAGCAGGTACCTCAACTGTTGCAAGCGAATTGAAGGAGTTGCAGGGCAAATTTGATGACATTACTCAGTCACAGGTCAGAAGTAGGGAAGACGATTTTTACGACTACCTGAACAAAACTGTACCGGGCTGGGAAGATGTCAACGAAGATGAGAACTTCCATGCTTGGTTAGCCGAAGAAATGCCGCTGACAGGCAGACAAAGGCAGGTCTTTTTGTCCGATGCTCAAAAAAAGTTCGATGCTAAAACTGTCGCAAGTTTCTTTATCTCTTGGAAAGGTAGGTCAGGTGATGTGAGTCATTACCCAGACACCACAACAACATCCAATGTGTTACCGGATGGTGGTGAGGGGGATGCTAATGTGATCCTTTCCAAGCAGGCAGTCACGCAGTTTTACGACGATTGCAAGCTCGGTAAGTATAAGGGTCAGGATGAACTCAAACGCCAGATCGAAATGAAAATCTTCCGAGCGACAAGTGAGGGCCGTGTGCGGTAACCTACTTGTGGCTCCTGCGAATAGGAGTCAATCATGGCTGGTATTACAAGATCGGCATCGGACTGGCAGAACGCCGCAGCGTATCCATCGCTGGCGTCCGATTCCACATCCAAGTTTATCCCTGAAGTATGGTCAGGCAAGCTGGTAGAGAAATTCTACACAGCGACCGTTTTCGGGGCTATTGCGAACACCGACTACGAAGGTGAAATCAGCGATTACGGTGATACAGTTATCATTCGTAACACCCCAACATTGCTGATCAACAACTACCAGATCGGTCAAGCGCTTTCTTACGAAACCCCTGAGCAGGCTAACACCTCGCTCGACATCAACAAAGGCAAGTACTTTGCGTTCACTCTCGATGACGTGGATGCGATGCAGGCCGATATCAACCTGATGGACGACTGGGCCGAGGACGCTTCGGAACAGATGAAAATCGCGGTTGACCTTGATGTTCTGACCAACATCATCACCGATGTTGTTGCGGCCAATAAAGGCCAAACTGCTGGTGCAATCTCCGGCGATATCGATCTGGGCGCTACTGGCACCAATGGTTCCAATGCCGTTTTGGTTGATGCCACCAATATCCTCGATTACATCATCGACATGGGTACTGTTCTGGATGAGCAGAACGTCCCTGAGACTGGCCGCTGGCTGGTTATGCCCGCATGGATGATCGGACGGATCAAGAAGTCTGATCTGAAAGACGCATCGCTGGCAGGTGACAGCACGTCGATTGCCCGTAACGGTTTGGTTGGCATGATAGACCGGTTTTACATCTATCTGTCGAACAACATCGTCGGCATCACCGAGGGTACGGCAACTCTGTATAAGCCTATTGGGGGTCACAACGCTGGCCTGACATTTGCCGCGCAAATGACCAAGATGGAAACTTTGCCTAACCCGGACACTTTCGGCCAGTTAATTCGTGGCTTGAACGTGTACGGCTACAAGGTAATTCAGGGCGCTTACCTGACAACAGGTGTTGTCAAAAAAGTGTAAAATGATGGCCCCGGCCTAGCTTTACGGTCGGGGTTTTTTTACTACTGGAGAGTGACATGAGTTTAAGAAGCCCAGCGGGTGAGTCGTTTTATGTGTTAGATCGTCATTCCGGCAATGAAATCTTAGTTACTGCTGATGTTCAATATGAGTTCCGCGACTCATGCAGGTATATCCGTTTGGATAAACCAGCACCAGCAAGCACCCCCGATGTAATCGAAAAGGCTAAGGAAAAAGGTACTGCACGGCAGGCCAAGAAAGCGGATACGGCGAAACCGAAAAAGAAAAAGGCGGTTAAGGAAACCTGATGTTAGCCTCGGACATTATCTCCGAAGTTAACAAACAGCTAAACGATGTAGGACAGGTAACTTGGGACGAAGCAGCGCTGTTTGATTACATTGATTCTGCACAGCAGATGATTGTATCGATCAGGCCGGATGCCAACTCACAAACCACCGTCATGCAGATGGTTGCTGGTGCCTTACAGTCGGCACCGGCAAATTCCATCAGGCTGCTTGATGTAACGCGGAACATGGGAACTGATGGCCTGACAGCGGGTCGTCAAGTGCTTGCCTGTACGGAAGAAGCACTTGACCTGTTTTCATTCAATTACACTGCTGCTGTACAGGCAGTGGCTGTAAAGAATTTCACCTACGACGACCGCGCACCGCGCACTTTTTACGTCGATCCACCTTCGGATGGCACAGGCTACCTTGAGGTTAAGATATCGATTGTGCCAACCGCAATAGCCGCTCCCGGCGATACGCTCGATCTGCGCGATATCTACAAAAGCCACATTGTTCAGTGGTGCATGTACAGGGCGTATGCCATTGAATTTGATTCGCGTACCAGTCAGAACAGGGCGGCGATACATGAGTCATCCTTCTATCAAATGATGGGTCAGAAGTTCCAACGCGATGTCCTGTTTACCCCAAGCGTGGAGACACAGGAGAACGCAAGTGGCGGTTAATTGGGAAGATTATTTGCATGTGGTCATGCCGGATGTTGCCGGGTGCCCTATCTCACAGGCCGAGAACGCAATACGTTTATCAGCTATCGAGTTCTGTAACCAGTCCAGAGTCTACCGGCTACGGCTGGCTGACCTTGATTCTATTGCCGACCAGTCTGAGTACACGATTGTGGTACCGGCTGGTTCGGAAATGATAGCCCTGCACAAGATTCAGGAAGTGACTGCCGGACAGGGCGCAAGTCACCGGCCACTTCCAGCTATTCCATGGAACCACTATGACCGGTTTCGGGAGCAGCAGGAAAGCGATCACCCCCGGTACTTCCTGCAAAATACCCCGCAGACCATTACGTTGCTACCGACCCCTGATCTGGTTTACAACTACCAGCTTTGGGCGGTGTTGAAGCCTACCAAGGCAGCATTAGATGGGCCGGACTTCCTGTTCAATGACTGGCTGGAACCGATAGCCCATGGCGCAATAGCGCGGCTACAGGTAATGAATGGCAGGGCGTGGAGTGCGCCAAATATGGTCAAGTTCCACCGTGGTGAGTTTATTAATGGCTGGATGGAAGCACGTACCCGTGACGTTAAGGCCAATACAGTTAATTCCAGCACGGGTTTGTCACCATTTGGGTTTGGCAATTACCGTACCCGGAGATACTACTAATGACATTCCTGTTTGAAAATAATGCGGAATCAACACTTGTTGCAGGAATTTCGGCTGTTGCAACATCCCTGACGGTTCAATCCGGTGATGGTGCCCTGTTTCCTAACCCAAGCGGTGGAGACACTTTCCGGGCTACTTTGAGTGATGCTTCGAATAACATCGAGATCGTAGATGTTACCTCAAGGGCTGGTGACGTGTTCACTATTGTGCGCGGGCAGGAAGGGACGATTGCCAATGCTTATCTTTCCGCTGACAACGTGGGGCTGCGATTAACTAGGGACACACTGGCCGAGTTTTCTCAGAATGTTGACGCGGTTCTGAAAGCAGTTGCCGCGATCAAGTCGCTTGGTGACCTGACGTTCAATGACAATATCCAACTCAACTTCGGTACCGGTATAGACGCCGAGGTTTATTTTGATGCTACCCAGTGGAACTTCGATCTAAACAATGACGGTATCATCGCGTTTCGTGATGGGAATAGCGGCAATGCTAACCGGTTTACCCTTGATATTTCCAGTGGTGATGTAGTGATGACGGGCACTCTGGATGCAACGGGTATTATTACTGCAAATGCCAATCTTGTCGCAAATGCCGAATTAGTCCTGAACGCAGGATACAGCGAAGATGCTGATACCTATGGGCTTGGTGGAAGCATTGCACTGGATACAGCGGCAGCGACTTATTTTCACGGCACCGGGCCTTTAACCAGTATACCGACTTTCAACTTTACCAATCCTGCCGCTTCAGGGCGTGTGACCAGTTTTACGATGGAGTTACAAAATGCCGCGAACTTCCCTCCCCTTTGGACTCCCACTATAGAGTGGATAGACTCAGGCACCGAGCCAGAATGGACTGCTGGTAAAGATGTAGTATTGTTCCTCACTCGCGATGGCGGGAGTACTTGGCTCGGCTTCTCGGGTGGGCTGAACTTCGCAGTATAATGTCACCCCAGTTTTCACAGCGTGTTCTCGTAGCCGGTAAGGCACCAGTACCAGTAATTCAGAAGGGTTGGTGGGCCGGTGGGTTCAATGGTTTCGTTGTACGAACCGGTTTCCAAGGCATTGATTATGTAAGCGAGACATCCATAAACCCGGCTGCGCTTTTATCAGTGTTTAGAAGTGATCTGGCAGGAAACAGCTCTGGAGTAAAGGGGTATTGTGGAGGTGGTTCTGTTGCCACGTCTTTCGATGTCCCAGTCGATGCGATTGACGGTATGATCTTCGAAACCCTTGCAGCATTTAATCCAGCGGCAGGGCTTGCTGGTGGCGCAAGAAGGGAGCTAGGTGGAGTTAGTAGCTTTCAAACCCAGAAAGGATATTGGGGCGGTGGTAATTTCAGTTTTGTCGCCCGCAGCAACACCATTGACGGCATACGATATGATACCGATCTAACGGTAAACCCTACAGCGACTTTGGCCTCCGCGAGAGCGGTTCTTGCAGGTGGTGTTAACAGTGGCACTCATGGATACTTTGCTGGAGGATTCACCAGTGTGGCGTCAACTGAAATTGACGGAATACGGTTTGACACAGAGACATCATTCAATCCAACGGCAATTTTAAATAAAATTAATGTAGGGCCGGGGGGAGTTTGCAGCGAAGTTAAGGGGTACTGGGCTGGTGGTTCGAACACGTTTAACAATCCCGGCACAGTTTATTATAATAGTTACTCCGGCATAGCTTTTGCTACAGATTTGGCCTTTTCGCCATCACTTGTCTTGTCAAGGGTGAAGAGACAACTTACCGGGGTGTCTGGTAAGCTCAAAGGATACTTTGGTGGTGGGTTCAACGGAATATCCCCTTTCTGGTATACAGATATAGATGGGCTTGTTTTCGCCACCGACACTTCGGAAAACCCCGCAGCATCTTTACCAGAAGGTAACGCAGCGGAAATGGGAGGGATTCAACAATGGCCTCAGAACTAAAAACAATAGAGCAGGTTGATTCGATACTGGATGAAGTCAACGATGCCTTCTTCGATATACCCTTTGAAAATTCGGCCTATCAAACTGAAAAGTTTGTAATCGCTGGGTCTATCACCCCTGAGCGTGCATATCGGACTATTGGATTGCGTATGTCAAATAGGATTCAGGCATTACAGGAAGCAAAGTTTTCTATGGCGAACTATCAAATTGATTTGGATGAAATTAATGCCAAGATTGAGGCTGGAAGATTAAACCAGTATGACCTACGCCGTGAAGACGCTAAGCGCGAGAAAACTAAAGGCGAAATGGCATACAGTAAGAAGTTGATCAATGATGCTATTACTGAACTCAATGTTTTATACAAGCATTTCAAGGCGCTACCTAAATTTACCCGCGAACAGTTTGAGGCTGGAGAAAGGCGGCATTTTACAGAGCGGTTGAGCAGGCAGGATGTGTTATCGGCCAACCAGCAAAGCCTGATTAATATGGACGAAGACACTGATGCACTCATTGCATTTGAGGAAAGCGCTTCAGGGTTTGGTGAGATTTCAGATGAGCAGCTTGCCGAGTGGCATAAGCGGTTAACTAATATCAGGGAAAACTTAAATGAGGACGGGCAATGCGCAGCGCCGAAGCTGACAGTATTTGCAACTAATAATGGCTAGAATACAGATATCCGAATTTCAGGGAATCGCCCCGAGGATTGATTCAAGGCTGCTGGGCGGTCAGCAGGGACAGGTTGCCGAGAACCTGAAACTGACCTCGCTTGCGCTACAGTCATGGCGTGGTCAGGTGCTGAATGTTATCCCAGCCCTTACGACTCCGAAGCTGGAAACCATCTACCTGTATAAAGGGACAGGCACTGATTTATTCCTGACATGGACAACTGATGTCGATGTTGTTAAAGCGCCCATAGCCAACGATACGACTTCCAGAATCTACTACACCGAGAGCGGCACGCTACAAGCGTCTGATAATGCCGCTGACAATCTCACAGGCGTCGATAACGGTGGATCGAATATCTTCCCCGAGAACAGTATTTTAGTCGGCATACCAGCCCCTACAGCAGCCCCTACGGTTGCGCTTGGCAGCTCTGGTGCTGGCACCACTGTGATTCCCTCGCTGTATGTGTACACCTTTGTGTCTGTCTGGGGAGAGGAAAGCGCCCTCAGTCCGGCATCGGCTATTATTAATGTTGATCACAGTGACGGCAATGTTGATTTATCAGCCTTGGAGATTACTTATCCGGGTGCAGGGACTACCCGCAATACAATACAGTTTGTTCGAATTTATCGATCCAGTGTCGGTGTTAACCAGACAGCTTACCGGTTCGTTGATGAAATCTCTCCTTCGTCTACTTACACAGACAATGTAATTGACGCATTGCTGGGTGAAGTTGTCGGGTCAACTGATTTTGATTTACCGCCTGCTAATATATTTGGCTTGATTGATGCGGGCAACGGCATCATGGTCGCGTTCACTTTATTTGAGATTCTATTCAGCGAACCATACCAGCCTCACGCATGGCCCATCAAATACCGGCTGGCGACTTTCGATACGATTGTGGGGGGTGGCCTGTTCGGCAATACCGTTGTCGTGACGACCTTGGACAGACCCTTGTTGTTGGTGGGCAACCATCCATCGACTATGACGATGACAGTTCTTCCTGATCATCAGGCGTGTGTCAGCAAACAGGGCATTGTGTCCCTGAAGGGCCGGGTAATTTACCCAACCCCGGATGGACTGTACTCGATTGGTTATGGCGGTAGCTCATTACTGACTGAGCCACTGTATGACAGGGATACTTGGCAGGAACGAAACCCCTCTCAGATGCGGGCAAGTTACTGGGATACCCGGTATATTGCCTTCACTGATGATGCCGGGTTGGTTATCGAAACAGCCAACAATGAAATATCCGCCAGTGACTTCAATATTGATGTTGATGCGGTATACACCGATCCAGAGAATGATCGGTTATACATCAGTGAAACCAGTGACTTGAATATTAATGTGATCAGTGAGTTTAACGCGGCTGGGCAACGACTGGCTTATCAGTGGAAGTCGAAGACATTTTCACTTGGATCATTGGCAACTATTACCAGTGGCAAGATTCTGGCCCAGTACGGTGAGCTGCTAACCAACTCTGAGCTGGCGGCATTGAATACCCTGATCGCAAATATTATTACGGCCAATGGGGTATTGTTAGGTTCGTCTGTCCGTGGTGAATTGAATGGCAATCAGGTTAATGAATTTGCAGTTAATGCCAGTGTTTTGATAACCCCGCCTTCAGTGCCAATGACCCAGAACGTGGTCATTAAATTGTATGGTGATGGTACCTTGATCGGTACCGCAACCAGTGTCGATGCTACACCATTTCGTTTCCCCAGTGGCGGTCAGTTTCGCCAGTACGAAGTTGAGATCGAAACCTTTACAGATGTTAACCAGATAACAGTCGCGTCATCGATCACTGAATTGGTGGATTAGTTGTGGCTGGAGACATTCGGATACCATCTATACCAGATGTCCCGGTTCACTTAACCGAACATGACATCTATACGATACTGGAACCCCTCAAGCGGATTATCGATATCCGGCAGGGTAAATTTGAAGTCAATCAACGCTGGGCCACTTATCAGGATTTGATCGATTTTGGTACGTTAACCGAGTCCACGGTTGAGCAACCTATTGTCGTTATCCCCCCGACATCCCAGTTCGACTTTATTCTTTCTGGCGATATTGTGGGCGGGCCTACAACACTGGCCGATGGTACTGATCCAATTACCATGCCCACCATTATTAACCTGCCAAACGTAGTATGTATTGACGGGGGTGACGCCGCTGAAACCTTCCCACCTTCAACTGAAGGGCCATACGGTGTCTTGGGTGGTGGTAGCGATCTAGTCGTACAGGATACCGGGGTATCGCTCAGTATTGCGGCAACTCTGCTCAACTTTGTTGGGTTTACTGTTACTGAGCCGGTAGCAAATCAGATTACGATTACAGCTTCGCCTGCGGGCGCAAGCTCGGAGTATTGCCCCGGATACACATTCACATTTGTGGATACAGACACATTCGATATCCTTGGAGTCAATGTAGTAAACCTGTTTTCAGTTGGAAGACGAATAAGGTTTTCAATAGGTGGTGTTGATATATTTGGTGAAATCACTACCAGCACATTCACTTCCAACACCAGAATTGATTTAACGATGGAAGGTGGCGCGACATTAGCCAACGTGGCATATACCGTGTGCATGATGACGGGAGAAGCCGGGTGGAGTCCAATAGCTACTGATCCCTTTGGGGGAACGGGTATTAACTGGATTACATCGGGGTTAATCGGGGCTACCTTTTATATAGTGGCTGTGGGGGACGGGGGAAAGCTGGCAACATCAACAGACGCTGGTGTTACGTGGACAATACGAACCACCTCCACCACAGAGCATCTACTGCAAGTAGATTATAACGAGATTGCTGAAATATTTATAGCAGTTGGTAATGCTGGCACTAATCTTCGGTCTACTAATGGAACCACTTGGACGGCAGGAGGCAACATAATGGGGCTGGTAACAACAGGCACAGGTCATGTTTATGGAATTATGCACCACAGTCCAACGGATGAATGGGTAATAATATTTAACGCTCAGACAGGCGCTCTCGACCATACCGCCAGAAGTGATACTGATGGTGCTACTTGGACATTAGTTGGTGCCGGGGCAGCTGCGAACCTTCACACCCGAGTATCCGGATTTACGCCACAAAATGTTCTCGCAGGAGTAGATCAAGGTTGCGTAATAGGGTTTCAAGATGATCTATATAGGCTCGATCAACCCGCTGATACCGCCTTTGCTTCTATTATCCTCACAACGCAAGGAGGCACTGTTTCAGCTTGTCTTATTTATTCCGGGATCAATGATCGTTACATAATAGGTCTTTCAACTGGGAATATAACAGGCAGCATAGTTGGAGTCGATGATGTTACTTTTGGAGCAAGTCAACTTAATGGCTTTGCTTATTCTAGTCTCCATGATAGGGCTGTAGCCGTAGCAGCCGACGGCAAGATTGGCTACATAGCAGATGCAGATATAGCTACTGTTGATAGTTGGACTCTAGTTAACAATGGGTTTAACCCTCTTACAGATGTTCAGTGTGTTCATTGGGATAGCATAGACGGTGTGTTCATCGCGGGTGCGGCGAATGGGCAGATATGCAGATCAACTAACGGAATAAGCTGATGGCTAAAATCATCCAATTACAGATGCGCCGAGACACCGCAGCTTTGTGGACTTCTACTAACCCGACTCCGGCTGACGGTGAGTGGTGTCTGGAAACCGATACGCGCCGGATCAAGATCGGTGACGGTGTGACCGCATGGACATCCCTGCTCTATAGGGTAGAGGTAGATAGTGTGTTTGGCAGGACTGGAGCGGTGGTAGCCCTGCAAGCCGACTATGATGGTTTTTTCCTTACTCCGGCTGAAGGTAATGCAGCTTACGGTAGTATTGGTGATGTATCGGCTAATACTGCTAAAGTTACTAACGCTACCCATACCGGGCAGGTAACCGGGGCGGCAGCGTTAGCCCTTGATATCACTGCTATCACGGCTCAGCCAGCAGCCGGAGCGCTAATTGGCGCAGACACATTCATCATCAATGATGGTGGGGTTCTGTCTGAAATTACCGCTACACAAATATCTACGTTTATGGATACCCTTTTCCTCACCCCGGCTGAAGGCGATGCCGCCTATGGAACTATTGCGGCAGTAGCTCTCAATACTGCCAAGATTTCATATACAGATGCGGCTGCTGTAGCCCTTAACACGGCTAAGGTAACAAATGCAGTACACACGGGTGACGTAACAGGAGGCACGGCCCTAACCATAGCCGCTAAAGCTGTGGACATTGCGATGCTGGCAGATGGTATTGATGGTGAGCTTATCACTTGGGATGCAGTGGGAGTTGCTGCTACAGTGCCGGTGGGAACGGCCACTCATGTACTGACCAGTAATGGAGTAGGGGTAGCGCCTACCTTCCAAGCCCCGGCAGGTGGTGCGGGTAATGTTACTAAGGTCGGTACACCGGTCAATAATCAGTTAGGTGTATGGACTGGTGACGGCACCATAGAAGGTGATACAGGGTTGACTTTCAGTGGTACTACCCTGAATACTGCTGGCATCAACTTAGGGGATACTACCCTAGGTGATTATGAGGAAGGCACCTTTCAACCCGAGCTTAAATTTAACAACGCGCAAGCATTAATGACGTTCCTTATAAGGGATGGTCACTACCAAAGAGTAGGAAATCTATGCACTGTTTGGTTCCGAATAGAGCTGAGTAACTTGGGAAGCTCCACTGGTCAAGCTGAGATAGATAACCTTCCCTTTCTCAATGTAGCAAATAATACCCTGTTTGCTTGTACTATAGGTCAATACTCAGGTATGTCCTTAGTGGCTAACAGGCTCGGCGGCTTAGCAAGGTCAGGTCAGGATAAATATGATCTGAATGATTCGAACACACTGGCAACAACGCAAGTCAATGAAACAAACTTTAACAGCGACAGCAAAATTTTTGGTTCAGGTACATACGAAATAGCATAACGAGAATATAACATGGCAATAGAAAAAGTAGTAACACATGATGGCGAGTTCTTAGAGAATGGAGTCATACAGGTGAGAGAAATAACACGCATCATGGAAGATGGTGTGGAAATTTCAAAGTCTTTCCACCGGCATGTAGTGGACTTGGATGATGATTTAACTAACGAGCCTCAAATAGTCAAGGATGTGGCGTCCGGGCTACACACCCCATCAAGAAAGGCAGCGCGTCAAGCGTTTAAAAACAGATGATTAGTGAGGAAGCAGTACTACACACTGACCACGACTGGTTCAAGTGGGCGTGCAGGGGTAATGAAGATGCTGCTGACTTCCTTGAAATGTTTTTCCTGACGTGCCATGTGTGGGATGACCTGATCGATAAAGACGTGCCCAGAACCGACGACCACATCAACCATGCGTTCTGGCTGGCTATGATCGAAATTCCAAGAAACAAGTACTACCAGCGACACCAAGTGGAGATACACCCGGTAATGGCCGTTGCAATTCAGGAATGGTTCGCAGCCAACAAATTAGAAGCCGGGGATAGAAAAGACATTGCATATACCCTCAGATGTTCTATTGTGTCGTTAGTCCATCAAGCCGCTGAAATATGTGGTGGGTATGAGTGGTCGGTTAAGGTGGGTGAGGCAATTCGCCTTAAAGCCCAAAGTGAAACTCTGAAAGAATATCTGGAGGATTTATAATGCCATCATGGGCCACAGGAATATCAGCCGGGGTTGGCTTGCTGGGAATATCAGCCGGTAAGAAAGCCTCTGACAAATCAGGGGCTTTATCAGCTCAGCAGCTTGCCATTGAACGAGAACGAGATCAATTCAACAGGGCGCAAGTCGAGCGTCAAAACGAGTATAGTTACGAAGACCGACAGGATGTTATTTCCCGTCGAGAACGTGAACGTGGTTTATTCGATCCCATACAGGAAGGCATTGCAGAGTTGGCGCAAAAGGGGCCGGACTATGCCGGTGCTGCTTCACGATCTGATGCCGATGTAGCCCAGACATTTGGTGTGGCACGCGAGAGTGCAGAGCGCAAACAGCGTTCCTTTGGAGTCAACCCGTACTCTGGCCGGAGCGCGGAAAATTCCCGAAGAGGGTTTAACCAAGAAGCATTAGCCAAGGTTGGTGGTCGCGCTCGATCACGGATTGTTGAAGATGACAAGGACTGGTCGCGCCGTATTGCAGCAATGGGTATGGGCAACATGAGAAACGTCACCCCAACTACCCAGCTTCAACAGCTTGGCGTTAGCGGGGCTTCTGGTGTACTGGGCGGTCAGTCAGATGCTGCTGGTGCCAATGCAGCCGGAGCATTTAGTCTGGCAGGCAAGTTCGGAGCTGACGCTCTGAGATACGCCAATCCTCGCCCAACTCAACCGGGTCTTGATACAAGCGGCACATTCACCGGAAGTATGGCTGGCGATGAAAACTATTTCGATTATTGATTTGCCTGACTAGGAGAGCATCATGGCGCAATATGGTCTGTACCAAGGTTTAAATGAGGCGTATGACTCTTTCCGGGGTCGTCAGCGCGATATCGAGGCTGAGTCCGACCGGGAAGCGGCCCGCATTACCGAAGCTGAACGTCAGCGGCGTGAGACTGAAACATATGAATACGGTCTTAGCCGACGACCTATGCAGGAAGAGGCTACGACTTTAGCGTTGGAAGATGCCAGACGACAGGGTAAGGTTGGTGAGCAGGAATCAAAAGAGTTTCTGGATCAGACCAATATCGATGCCCGTACAACGGCAGTAGTCAATCAAGGTAAATTGCTGACCCAGCAACTGGAGACATCCGGTATGAAGTTGGATCAGGCCAAGCTGGATCAGAAGGCCGCAACAGCTCGGCGCAAGTTTCAGGGATGGAGTGAGGCATGGAACACTGGCAACATGACCATGGAGCAACTGAAGGAAGCGTTCAATACCGATGACAATGTAGCAAACGACATCGGCCCTGTTACCAAAAAGGGCGATGGATGGGTTGTCGAGTTTAAAAGCGGCGAAATAATGGAGTTCGCGAATCGACGGGCAGTTACCCAGCATTTGCAGGAACAGTCCAGCCCTGAGTTCCTTCAGACCATGCTGCTTAATGAACTGAAGGAAAAGGCTGATCTGGCTGCGAAAATGCACGAGCTGGATAAAGATGCTACCAAGGATTTGAATGACCTTGGTGACAAGTGGATCAAAAATTCAAAGACTGAAATCCAAGCTACCTACGGTCGGATATTCCCCAATGGCGTTATTGACTTTGGTGAAGAAGGAGACAAGCAGTTAGCTCAGGCTGTCCGGGCCATGACTGGTCGGATCGGCAGGGCTTACGGCTACGATGTCAGTAAGATCACCCCGGCAGAAGTGGCTCAGGAAATTGGGAACATTGCTGAAAAGGTGATGGACACTAACCCTGAGACTCGCCGCAAGCGTGCGGCTGAAATAATCGCTGCAATGGGTGATGAAAACTTCGATGATCCAAACCAGTTTCCAAATGGCCGTCCTGATGAGGGTGACCCTGAATACGAATCATTGATGAAGCACCTGATGTTCGAACAGGCCCAGTCCGACCTCAAGGCACTGGAGTCGGAAGTGTATTCCCGCTTTGCCGTGATGAATAAACAAACCGGGGAAGTGAAGGCCCGTGAGAAGCCCAAGACTGGCGGTGCTGACGACGAACCACAAGTCAGCAAGGTAGGCTTACGGGAAAGAAGCCCCAGTGGTGGGCGTACTCCCGGCGGCATAACCGAACCACGACCAGCCGCTACTGAAGAGCCGCTACCCGATGCAGTCGATGGTGCGGGACTGGCTGAGCGAGAGCTTTTACCTAGACCAACCGCTGACAACCCGATGAACATTAGTCAGTATGTTGGTAATATAATCCTGAACATGGGTAAACCGGGTAGTGCATTTGCCGATCCTTTACCTAAAGGGACAGGCGGGCCACCAAAAATAAATCAAAAAGCCAAAAGAAAATTAGCCGCCGCTTCGGAGAAGGCATACAATGGCCCTTACCAGAAGTTCAGTGAAACTGAGAAAGTGAAATGGCTGAATGAATGGGGCAATAAATTCTTGCCTAAGAAAGTGTTTCAGCAGGCTTTGCGAAAGCTATCACCAACAATGAGAGCTAAAGTGAGCGGCGGTGTTAAACAGCGAGTTTAAGTAATTATCATTTACCTCACGCGACGAGGCAGAAATGGCACAAGACCCATACGGCACCCCGGCTTACGGGATACCCAACCGATTTAAGACACCCGAACAGCGCCACGCTGACCGGCTCCGCAAGGTTTCGGGTGGCATACAGTCCCGTGGTGGTGAGCCTTCATGGATAGGTGCTGGCTTAGCCAGAAGCCTGTTCGCTTCCATGGGATCATCCTTCGTTTCCGGCTTCGCTTCCGATGCCAAAACACTCGATTATGTCTTCGATGCTGACATCCTTAAAGACACCGATAAAGCCCTGAGTGAGATCGCCGCTAACATTGATCGGTGGAAACCAAAGGCTGTCGCTGAGCTGGAAGGTAAGCAATTTATAAAAGACACTGGCGAGTTTGGTGATGCGTGGGGTGACCTGTATTCCTACACCGAACTAGCTGGTTCAGGGCTGGGTTCGATAGCCGCCATGATACTCGGTGGCGGTATCTTTAAGCAGGTTGCGAAGGGGGGTCTGAAGGCATATACCACCAGAACCATACGAAAGCGTGCCGATGAAATAGTCAAGAAGGGCAAGGGCATTAAGGACGCTGAAGCGTTACGGATGGCCCGCAATCAGGTCACTGACCTTGCTACAAAATATGACGCCGCACTGGGCGTAGGTGCATACGGTACGGCTGAAATGGCGATGGTGTCAGGTTCGGTCGGTAAGGCTATCGAAGAAGAGGTCATGCGTGCGCCAGCCGAAGTACTGAACCAGTCGGAAGCATTTCGTACCATCTACTACGATATGATCGATAACTATGGGCTGGATCACAATGCCGCCCATAACATGGCACGAACCAAGCTGTCTCGCGAGGCTGGTATCGAAGGTGCCAAGACGATAGCCATACCATCATTCATGCTCGGGTCTGTTGCCGGTCGGTACGTGGATAAGGCAATTAGTGGTCGGCTGTCCACGTCAACACTGAAGAATTTCGGTATCTTGGAAGGCGTCGAGATACCAACTGAGGCTGCTCAAGGTGGTACCGAGCAGTATGTGCAGAACAAGGTCTACAAGGATTTGATCGACAAGACCCGGAACCTGTACGAAGGCGTACCCGATGCTGCTTTCAGGGAAGGCATGGGTGTGGCATTTGGTGCATCGCCCCTGTCAGTTGTTGCTGCTCATCAGGCGGCTAAACAGCAGGGCACCAAGGAAGCGCTTGAAGACAACGAAATGGCGCTGATCGATCAAGCCTTGCGAGTCAATGAAGCCGAAGCTAACGAAGCCCTCAAAATCCAAGACCCGCTTGAACGCGCCGAAGCACTGGCCGGAATCATTTCGCGTGGCAAGCCTGAGTTCAAAGACGTTGACCTGACTCAACCCATCGGAGGCGAAGAAGACCCGTTCATCGAGTTGACTGATGAAAATCTTGCCGCGTATGAAGAGGAAGAACGGAAGCGGGCTGAAGAAGAAGCTGGCGGTGAGATACCCCCAGAGGCTCCAGTTGAGCCTGTACCGGGCGATACCGGCCCACCACCCGAAACTACAGGTGGGGGTGAGGTCGGGCCAACACCACCAGCAGGGGGTGTAGAGCCACCCACTGAGACACCACCCGAGACACCAGTTGAGCCTGTTCCACCGGGTGAACCCCCAGCAGAGCCTGTTACAGAGCCACCTGTGACCCCGCCGGTCGAGATACCGCCTGAGACACCACCGGTTGAAGAGCCACCAGTTGAGCTGCCACCAGCGGCTGAAGCAGACGTGCCTGCTCACAAGGCTAACTTCGAAGCGTTCAGGGCAGGGAAAGAGCAAGGCTCATACACTCCTGAGCCACCTGCTGCTGCTGGCGCTATTGCCGCTATGGCTACCGCCACCAAAGCAGATACCGTCGATGTCGATGAAATCCTGAACCTGCCAAGAACGGAGCTTAATGCGTTAGGCAAGATGCTCGGATTTAAGACAGCGAAGAGCCGGGAGAAGTTGCGCGAGGCAGTTGTATTCGCCAGCAACCTTATCAATACGCCTATTGGTGAAATGAGTAGCGCCGAAGAAAACGAGGCGCGGGCGAAGCTGAATGAATTTCTATTAGAGCCTTACTCAACAGCACCGGGGATAGCAACCGCACTTCAACTCGCTGACTTTCAAATGAAGGCTGAAGATGCTGCTGGTGAGTTCTATGATCGGGCACAGCACCGTGAGGCTATTGAAGCGGCTATTGAAACCGGAGACTTTACCCTTGAGGATTTTAATGCCCTACCAGAAAGCGACCAAACAGCTTATGCCGATATTGGCAGGAAATTACGTTCTGACGCAACACCAACTCCCACCCCTGAAACCCCTGAAGGTGGTGAAGAAGGTGGTGAAGAAGGCGGCGGCACTCCCCCAGCGGAACCACCAACTGAACCGGTAGGGCCGAAACCTCCACCAACTCCACCAACCCCGCCTGCTGAAGAGCCAGTACCTGAGACTCCGGTTGCGGAAGGTGAGCAACCATGGAGTAGTGAAGGTGGATTGACCGGCACACAGCAAGTCGGTGAAAAGACCGGCGGCACCCGCATCACTATCCCGAATGTCAGGTTTATCGATGATGAAGATGGATTCGACAAGGCAGTACTGAAGTTTGATAAAGAAGGCAATCTGATAACAGTCAGGCTTTATGAGGCACCACCGGAAGACGGCAGTATGCCTTCGTCTATAACCATAGACCCCGGTTACGTTTTAGAACCCGATGGGAAAACTACTCGCAAGTTCAATGTCAATGAAGTGGATCGGCTTTTTAAGCAGGCCAAGTTGGAGCAGGATAAAACTGTACCCGGCGGTGGAGAACC